TTGTTTGTCTCGTCACAAACTACCAAGTAGTCGTATAGACCACGCTTACCGACCAAGTCAACAAACAATGATTGAACAACACCTTGAAGTTGGCTACGTGTCATAGAATCGTTAGGTTCGAATACGAACGGACGAACTGCGATTTGCAACTGTGTACGAATGTATGCTACTAAACGACCAACGTTTGTACGATTCAATGATGTAGATGAATCATATGAACTCTTATTACCGTAGTTCAATAGACCAACACCACTGAAGAATGCCAACGGGTTGATTTGGTTTGTATACAACACATCACGAATTGACTGACGGTTCTTAATAGAAACAAACTCACCTGTTGCACTATCGATATAACCGATAGATGAAGCGTTAGTAATTGCACCTCTACGTGTACCTGCTGCTGCTAACCAAGGATAAGATACTGCGTCATTCTGTAAGAATGTGCGCAACATCATATGACTTGCCGGTACAACAACTTGAGTTCCTGTCAAATCTGTAGTCATGCCACTTGGGTAGAAGATACCTAAATAGCTATCACGTGTGACCAAACCATCTTCATTAGTTTCAGTAACTGACGCTGTATTTCTTGCCCATGTAGCAATTGCATTTGCTTCATCAGGTAAGCGCAATGGTGTATCACCTAAGATATAAGCAGTATTATTGCGCTCATTGTTTAATGTAACCATGTCAGCTTGCAATTCAGGGTATCCAGGAGCAGCAATTAAGTTAAAGAAGGTGTCTTCTTCACGAATGCTCATGTTTGTACCGATAGCTGCCTTCATTGCGGCTACAACCATTGTACGTTGTGCTTTACGACCCATGTACGCAGAACCGTCCGGCTTCAACCCACTTGTAGATACCCATGTGTAAGTGTATCGTGGTAAGTTACCGTTCGTATCTGGACTGTTGAAGTCAAATGCACCAGCAGTTGAGTAGTTTGAAGGAGTAAAACGACTTGCTACAAACTTCTTAACGTTATAACCCGAACGGCGTGTGTTGAATAACAACATACCTTGTGGGTATAGTGCTGGATTCGGAGCATCTAAATCTAGATAATCACTATCCCATAATGAGTCTGTACCAGCAATCGTTGGCATTACACCACCGACTGGATCAACTGAACCATCTTTACCCCAACGAGCATCAGCAAACAAGATACCGTTATGGCTTGTTTGGTCTGTCTTGTCAATCAATACCCATTGCTGAGTACCATTAACAACTTGCCAACGACTGATTAATGGATAGTTTTCCAAGTCACTTGTATCTAACCACAAGTCACCCGGGACCAAACTAGAACCATCAACTTGCGTTGTGGGTGCTGATGTAGCAGTGATGATACCTGTTGGGTTTGTTTGACCAACTGTACCGTAACTTGCTGGGTGCCCGTTCGCATCGAATGCTACGTTGCCGTAACCTTTCCATACACCGTTCTTATTAACCATAATGTCAACTTGTGATGCTGTACTGTAGAACCAAGGAGTTTCATCTGCAGGAGCAGTTGCAGGAGCACCTGAACTAGCAATGTAGTACAATTCCATCCAGTTACTGATACGAGTTGCATAGATAGCTTTTGGAGTACCCGAGTAGTAACCTAGAGAAGTAATACCACCTGAACCGTCAACCGTTTGAACAGTCAATACTAAATCATTGACACCAGTCACTCCGCCTAGTTGTCCACCAGTGAATGACAATGTGTTACCAACTGCGTAGCTTGCGCCACCGCTGATTAAGCTAAATGTGTAGTAACCACCTCTATTTGAGATAGAAACTGTTGCTCCAAAGCCTGAACTACTAGTAGTTGAAGATGCTGTATTGGTTTGATAGATCGATACTTGTGAAACTGCGTTCACACCAATAGTAAATCCTAACTGGGCAATCAAACCATTACTGATGCTAGTTGTAGGGTCAATATCTGATAAAAGAATATCACCGCCCAATGTGTGCGTTAAGATAATTTCACCAGCAGTACCTAGATTTGCAGTTGTGTTTGGAATGTTAGCTGCTAACCAAGCCAATACAAAGTTCTCTGCATTACCTGTGAATGATATAGTATATGTTTGAGTGATGGTTGATACACCTGGAGTAGTAACTGCAACAGTCAATGACTTACCAGGAGCTGACACTGCTACTGTAGTTTGTGTACCTGAAACAATAGTTGGACCTGAAGCACTTCTTACGTAGTAAACTACACCTGATGGGCCATAACGCATTTCACCAGTAGTTTGAACTATTGTTCCTGATGAGATTAACTGTCCACCAGTTGCATCTAAGTCAGCTAATGCTGTATTCAACGAATCATAACTATTTACTTTCAATGAAGCAAATGTTTCTGTTGTTGAATTATATTGAGACATCACTGTATTCAAGCCAGCGCCTGTTGTACTTGTCTTAATCCATACTGATCCGGTTGGGTGAGGATACTGCTGAGCCGCTGTCCATAAAGGCATGCTTGAACTTGGGGCAAACACTGCATCTGGTGCATAGAAATATGCAGAAGTAGCGCTACCAGTTAAGATTCCCATATCATTCAACGGAGTACCTGAACCTTCAGCTAGAATTACAAAGCTATTTGCAGTTACAGTTGATAAGCTCAATACTAGTCTATTCGATGAATCTACACGTGCGCTCAAATCACCAATGCCTAAATTATTGATAGCTGTAGCAACAGAGGATACTGTGTTACCAGTAGAAATGCTGATTGTTCTGGTTGCTGCGCCGTTCACTGAAATAGTGAAGCTAGTACCATCAGTCAACACTGGGTTGCTAGTTGCACCTTGCACTGTTGGAACTGAAGATTTCCATCCAGCTGACCCGACAATTTCCCATGTCAATTGACTATTAACAATGGTCTTGTGGAAATAAGTACCTGAATTGTATGCTTGACCATCACTGATTTGATCCGGTAACACTGCGTATGATCCGATAGAACCAACTGAGTCTTTTGGATAGCCTGAGTTTGCATCGATAAATGCAGCATCAGTAATCACGATAGGAGTTTTTTCAGCAAACGTTTGTGTAGTTGCGTCATACTCATAGATACCCCATGCGCTTGATGTAGTGTCTAACCAATATGTACCACCGACTGGGTTACCAGTTGGACGATTTAATGTACCAACTAATGAGCCTAAGTCAACGTCTGCACGTAAGATGTAGCAAGTATTAGTCACACCCATCAATGAGTAAGCAGCCAACAAGCCGTATTCGTTTAGTTCGTAACCTTGAATCGGGGTACCGTTTGAAGTCTTGTAGAAGAACGGTGAACCGAAGATTGTTAAGATGTCTTTCTGACTCTTAATCTGATATAGTTTATTAGCGTTTGCTTTCAATGTTCCTGCTGCAACTGCACCTGTTGTGCTTGATGCGTTTGCCTTATTCTGTGCTGTTGCAACGATTAATAGCGGAACTGAACTTGAAGCTGCAGGTAAATATTGACTTTGGTCGATGATATCTACTTGTACGCCTGGTGAATTTAATGCCATTTTGTTTTCCTTTTATGTTATGATTTTGAGGGTTAACGCCCTAGTTCGTATTAATATTTAGCGCAAATTTCTAAAAAGAGCCAATAAGCGTGCCTTCGAAGGTTTCTCAAACTAAATAGACAATGAGACCAATCTGTTCTATTTGTAATAAGAATCATAGTGCTGTAAACTATGTCAAGAACGGCATCACACACTATCGTAGCATGTGCGATGAGTGTGGCCGTAAGAAAAACAAAGAGAAGCCAAGGAAACCCACATGGCAAAAGAATGGATACAAGAAAAAAGCCACATGTGATTTATGTGGCTTTAAGAGTTTGTTCCCTAGTCAATTAACAGTGTTTCATATCGACGGGAACTTAGAGAACACTGAACTAGCCAACTTACGTTCTATCTGTCTTAACTGTGTTGAAGTAGTCAAACGCAAGAACGTTACTTGGCGAAGGGGTGATTTAGAGGTTGATTAACTGTTCAATCTGAGTATGCAAGTCAATGATTGTACCGTCGTTCGTTAGATAGTGGTCATACTTTAACCCAACTGAACTATACTCACTTGCATGTACATTTTGTGTGTCCAATACTCTTTTACCAACAGCCCAGCCTGCGTTGCCATTCGGGCCTCGATTGTAGTCAACTGCTGACTGATACCAAGTGGGATTCTCTCCCCTGATAACTCTACATGTTATGCCACCTGCGGCTTTTATGGCGTTTACTTCGTTTGAGAAACGGCAGTCAGTGATAACAACATTGTCAGTAGTCTGGCGCAACTTGTTTTCCACTGATGCAACCCATATATCAGTATGGAAATGATTTCGAAGTACATCTGTTCCCCAGTGTTGTAATACCCATCTTGGGGTTAATTGTGGCATAGCTAAACGCTCACTCCACCATTCGTCAACTTCTTCTCGCCATAATCGGCTAGCTTTAGTTGTTCCTTCTAGCATTTCTCTGTCCCAACCGAAGACTGTTGCGACTGCATCTTTCAAACTCGCGGCAAACGAAACTCGTTTGAATCCGTGAGTTGTAACCAAATAATCAGCGATAGTGTCTTTACCGGAGCCTATCAATCCTGTTACGCCTAGAATCATATATGTACTTATTGTACTAAAGTCTAGGCGCAATAAAAAGCTGTTAGGTTATCCTTGTACCCAAGTTAATGGTTGCCCATGGTCTACGTAACGCTTCAATTCATCAATTAATTTCTCTTGCATAGCTAGGCCTTCTGCTTTCATAGCTGTACCGTTGAGGCTGGTTCCTCCTCCGGGACCTGCAATAGAACCATACTTTTCACGTGCTTCACCGATGATGATTTTGATAGTAGCTAATAGATAGTCACCAATCCAAACACCTGCTCCCGGGTCTTGAATTAGTTCTGCTTCTGGACGTTGCATGTCAGCCCATACAAGAATCTGTTCACCTGAACCCTTTGTATCTCTCACAATTCTAAGTTGTTTTGTGACAGGGTTAAATGTGAACACAATGTATCCACCAAACATACGTGCCACTAACTCAATATATCCTGCATAGAAGTCATATGTAGCTAGTCCACCTGCGCTGTTATAATTCAACAGATATGTGTTCAAAATAGCTGAGGAAAACGGATCAAAACTACTACTTGCAGGGCCAGTACTCATGCCCACTGTTCTACGGAATACCTGTCGGATATTAACGTATTCTTGAGGTAAGGTGTACGTATCAACGTGCTCAGCCAACGTGACTAAGGTGTATGTTTCAGTAGTAGCATTTTGAGACCTCTGTCTATAAGTCCTAATCGCATATTTGTATGCAGCTTCAAAGTGCTGTGGGTCAGTTTCTAAATCAATAATGCCATCACCTAAGCGATAACGTAAATCTTGAAATAGTTGTTCTTTTAATTCATCTAAAGTAGTACCAGCCATATATATTCTCCGGGTATATTATTTATCGGAAAATTCTATGGGTTATGTCTATGGGTTTTGTCTACGGGTTATTTGTTAGGAATGTAGTTAGATATTCTTAGGCAATGGTGAGTAGATATAAAATCTACGCACCAAAAAACATTCTTGAGGACTTTAGGTGATGATGAATTCAAAAATTACAGTGGAGGATTGTCTATGTCTCACTAACCCCGTGAAGGGAATTTGCCGTATTCGCTGTTAAGATAGTACATGATTCATCAAGAAGTACTATCCAGCCTGGGCCCTCTATCACAATTACTATGACCCAGCAAACTTACAACCGTTAAGATATAGGAAACGTTACTCACATTGGCGAGGCGTTTAGGCATCCGAAGGTAGTCCTATAAATTAGATGTTAGTCGTCATCATTCTACCGTCACATTGGTTAGGACGGATTGTCGCCGCATTTTAAGGTAGCGGAATACCTGTAGACTAATTATTGTTTTTGCGGGCTTTTGCCGTGCATGAAGCGGAGAAAAGAGATATCTTCTGTATTAAGGTGTTTATGCTTAACCCACATATCTAATTCCCCGTCCCTACCATCACAAATAGGACACTCGCGCATCCACTCTGTAGCGGGTTTATCCGTGTTTATGTATCGCATTTCATAGTGACAATGTATACATATATACGGAAAATATGCCAATTACAGGTCTCCGGCTTTGCGGTTCTCTGAATAGTGAGCGTCAAACGAACCACCTGGATAGCGTGATTCTAGTTTACGAACGTTTTCATCA